TGTAACTATTGGTAATAATGCATTTAACAGTTGTTCAGGATTTACTGGATCACTTACTATTGGAAATAGCGTTACTACTATTGGTATTGAGGCATTCGCATATTGTTCAGGATTAACTGGATCACTTACTATTCCAGATAATGTTACTCGTATTGGTGCTGGCGCATTCTTTAGTTGTTCAGGGTTTACATCACTTACTATTGGAAATAGTGTTCTAACTATTGAAGTTAATGCATTCTTAAATTGTTCAGGATTTACTGGATCACTTACTATTCCTGATAGTGTTACTACTATTGGTGATTCTGCATTTCAAAATTGTTCAGGATTTAATGGATCACTTACTATTGGAAATAGTGTTCTAACGATTGGTATTAGGGCATTTCAAAATTGTTCAGGATTTAATGGATCACTTGTTATTCCAGATAGTGTTACTACTATTGGTAATTATGCATTTGAATCTTGTTCAGGATTTAATGGATCACTTACTATTGGAAATAGTGTTACTACTATTGGTAATTATGCATTCCAATTTTGTTCAGGATTTACTGGATCACTTACTATTGGAAATAGTGTTCAAACTATTGGTATAAGTGCATTCCAATTTTGTTCAGGATTTACTGGATCACTTACTATTGGAAATAGTGTTACTACTATTGGTGATTCTGCATTTGAATTTTGTTCAGGATTTAATGGATCACTTACTATTGGAAATAGTGTTCTAACGATTGGTATTAGGGCATTTCAAAATTGTTCAGGATTTACTGGATCACTTACTATTCCAAATAGTGTTACTACTATTGGTAATAATGCATTCCAAAATTGTTCAGGATTTACTGGATCACTTACTATTGGAAATAGTGTTCTAACGATTGGTAATCAGGCATTCTTAAGTTGTTCCAATCTAACTGGATCACTTGTTATTCCAGATAGTGTTACTACTATTGGTGGTTATGCATTCTATAATTGTAGAGGATTTAATGGATCACTTACTATTGGAAATAGTGTTACTACTATTGGTAATAATGCATTCTTTAATTGTTCCAATCTAACTGGATCACTTGTTATTCCAGATAGTGTTACTACTATTGGTAATTATGCATTCTTTAATTGTTCCAATCTAACTGGACCAGTTACTGTTCCAGCTAATGTTACTAGTATTGGTGCTGGCGCATTCTTTGGTTGTCCGAATCTAGTCGTGTTTACATTTTTAACTAATGATGACATTCCAACACTAGGAAGTGGATCAAATACCATATTTGGCACAACCAAACAAGGCACTGCGTATTATGTGAATGGAGCAAGAGGTATTGAACAGTTAATTGCCAACTTTTTAAATGTGTACCCTATAGCTCCATGTTTTGCAAAAGGAACCAAAATCTTGTGTCTCAGCAAAGAAACCGGAAAAGAAGAATACAAACTCATTGAAAGTCTAAGGAAAGGTGATTTGGTGAAAACATTGAAGCATGGGTTTGTTGCCATTCACATGATTGGACACCAAGATATGTATAACGCTGCATCCGACAATCATAATGAACGTATGTTGTACAAATGTTCCAGAGACCAATACCCTGAACTATTAGAGGATTTAATCATTACAGGGCATCACTCTATTTTGGTGGATAGATTCAAAGAAGGAGAACGAGCAAAAACAGAAAAGGTGCTAGGCAGAATTTATTTGACGGATGCAAAAGCACGTTTACCCGCTTGCGTTGATAAAAGAGCAAGACCTTATAAAAAAGAGGGTATGTTTACCGTATATCACTTTGCATTAGAGAATGATAATGACTACATGAATTACGGTGTATATGCGAACGGTTTATTAGTGGAAACAAGTTCCAAACGATATTTGAGAGATTTATCGGGGATGTGTATAATGTAGAATAAAACTCAACTTTTGAGAAGTATATGCGCTTATATAAAATTTGGTTAATTTGTGTTCCCAACATTCGTTTAAAATGTTGGCAACCATAACATCTTGCATGTCCAATTGTTAATTAAAATGTTGGTATAAAATCATTATTTATGCGTTCGTTTTCGTTTCATTGTTTTTTTTATGTTTCGTCGCCGGTTTCTTGTGCGCCGTCGTTTCCTTCCACCGTAAGAATTGATCGTGTTTATTTCCTTTAGTAAATTACTGAGCAAAGTCTCTTTAGACAACCGTTTAGAAAGAGGAATCGCTTTCATTGTATTTTCTGCATAGACTGGATCAAAATCTATAAAATAAATCTTTCCGTTATTAGACAAAATAATGTTTCGTGCAGCCAAATCATTGAGCACAAACCCTTTGTCTGCTAAAACGTTGTATAATCTATATATTTCATCTATATAGGTTTTAACATTACTACTATTTGTTTCTGGACTACTGCTTATTAAAGAATTACCATGGATTCTTTCCATAACCATGTATTGTACGGGTTTTTCTACTTCCGTATACGCAATTTCACCCAAATCTTTTTTAGAATTCGGATTAAAGGAGTTATAGGCTTTGATTCGTTGTTGAGCTACGGTATATTTAGGTACTTTGATATATTGTTTACAATGAAAATATCCATATACTTTTGGAACAAATCCATTATTTTCTAAAAGCTTAGATAAAAGATACTCATTTTTATCGTTAATTATTTTAATCAATAAATTCGGATTGTTTTTATCTAGGTATACATTTGGAAAAAGGGGTTGACCTAACTCATAGATATCTTCGCCACTTTGGTCTTTATACGAATCGCATAATTTTCCACCTTTCATACTATAATTGTATATTTTTATACATAAAGCCAAAAGGTTTTTCTAAAAGTAGAAAAACAAAATATAAGTACAAGTTATCATTCCTATGATCATGCCAATAATAACATTCCATCTAGGATCGTATTTATAATTATGATTATATACAACAATCGGACTGTAATCATGACCAAAGTCCGTTTGCTGAAACCCCAATATGATTTGATCTGGAAACAAAGGATCTACTTTTCGCAAAAACATAGCATATTTGTTTTTTTGAAGTTCTCCGCGAATAAACGCTAGGTCTTCCGCAGATCCATTGTTGAATAAATGAGGACTTGTTGCATTAGACATTCTAGTCCAGTCGCTAATGGTAGACGAGTGATTAATGGTTGTGTATTTGTTAAGTTCATGAAATGTTTGAAGTATAATGGCAAAAATACTTTCGTTAGCTAGACCGCCTTTGCATACCTTTTTATAAATATCATTCTTTTTCACCATAAACAAGATACATTTATGTACATGATCTCGGGATAACGTAAACCAAGGATCATTTGCCAAATGGTATTCCGCATTCAAATACTTTAAGTTGGCTCTACTATGAATATCAATGTTCCAGTAAGAAGGTCGCCATCCAATAATACTAGCATAACAATGCGACAAAAACAATGCACGAAAGGTTTCTGGAGAGATAATAGGGACGCACGAATCTGTTAATAGACAAAACCATTTGTTATCCATATCGTGATGGAATGCGTAAGTTAACAAAGACATATACGCCGGAACCACGTGATAATAAGTGGTTTCGGCAACATAGCTAGACGGAATACAATGGTCTCTTATCCATGAAGACCGAATCAATGACATATTTTTATAGTGAAAATACACATTGATAATATCTTTGTTTGGTTCTATCCAGTCTCTCCATATTTGTTCTTTATGTAAAATGTGCTTATAACTAATGATAAAACATAATGCTGCTTTCATAATACATAGAATACACTTCTGTATTTATATAATTTGCAATAATTACTAATTACTAGTTGACTTATATTTATGTATAAAAACAAAATAAAAATAGAACCCAATAATATATCAACCTATATGGATAATATTTATTATTGTAAAATAACAAAAAATGGGGATGGTCTTTGCAACCAATTGTTTTCGCTAGTTACAGGTATAATATTGGCTATTAAATCGCATAAAAAAATCATTGTGGTAGATAAATTTTTAAATGATTATAAAAGCAATAGTTATAGTTATATTTCTGAAATTTTAAATATAGATAAACTGAATGAGTTTTTACACAGTAAGTATAATATTTACATATGTGACCGAAAAAAGGCAAAGTTAACCATTCATCAAATAAACTATGGAACACATGAAACCAAATTAGATATTACGAATATTATCTTAGAAAAATATTACAAGACAAACCTCTTGCATGTTCCTGCAGGAATAAACTTAAACATACTTGCGCAAGAAGATCCATTTCCATTCCATAAAAAATATGTATTTGTTAGTTATTCTATCGGAAATCATCTCTTGGAAGAAATCTTTGATGAGGAGTACAGTTTCTTGAAACAAACAATACATATAAATTTATTTAATCCAGAATACATACGTATATTTGGTTGGATTAATGCGATAGACAAAAATTTGTTTGACGATATATTAGGTAACTTAACCTTCGTAGATTTGTTTTCTACATTAACCGATATGTTCATGAACAATAAACAAATTAATCCAGCGAATAAAATAAATGTATTGCATTTACGTTTAGAACAGGACGCCATTGATCATTGGAGTAAAATGAATTCTATGGAACCAAACATCTTTAAATATATTATTGAACAAACGTATATCAAGCTTATAAAACGTTACGTTGGCAAAGATGAAATGAATGTTATTTTGTCTTATTCTACCCAAAACAGCGTAATTGATTTTTTAAAAGCGAATCAGTATTTGTATTGTTTTACAGATAAATTAAACATTGGTCGCGAAATTAATGCAGCAATTGATTTGAACATTGGGTGTCATTTATGTAACAACCTATTTATAGGAAATTTTGATATGTTTCATTTGAATGGATCTAGCTTAAGTTACTATCTTATCAATAAATACAAGAGTAATCCATCCATTAAGATGGCACTTATTAACTTAGACCATATTTTGAATGTAGAACAAAAAATCAACCTTTAGGAAAGGTTCAGCCAAACCACCAAAATATATATTTATTTATACTGATATAAAAAGTATATATATATATATATATATATTATATACGAATAATGAAGCCCATTGTTTTATTGTTATTGCCCTTTTTAACTACTTTATGTTCAAGCGTCATTCTTCACAAAGACTCCAACCTTGTGGATCGTTTTAGAAGTTGGATAGAAGAATTCAATATGCAAACAAACGACGATCATCAGCTGGTTCATGTATTTACCAACTGGTTAGAAAATGATAAGCATATTGAAACCATTAATGGAAAAAATTTGTCATACATGTTAGGTCATAATGCTTATTCAGGTCTTAATTCGGATGAGTTCCGGCAACTTATGGGATTTGAAACAAATAGAAAAATGTTTGCATCTAACGAGCAAACTCAAAGTCTTTATTTGCGAGGTACTTATACCGAATTATCACAATTACCTTCTACAGTTGACTGGAGAACCAAAGGATCAGTTACGCCTGTCAAAGATCAAGGGCAGTGCGGTTCATGTTGGAGTTTTAGTACAACGGGTGCATTGGAAGGCGCATATCAATTAAAGTATGGAAACTTAATTAGTTTCTCAGAACAGCAACTCGTAGATTGTGATACGGTATCCAATGGCGGAAAAGGCGATCATGGATGCAATGGAGGATTGATGGATAATGCGTTTTCCTTTATTTCTAAATATGGAGGTCTTTGCACAGAGCAATCGTATCCGTATGTTTCAGGAACCACTCAAACAGCAGGAACTTGCCAAAAAACATGTAATCTTGTTTCAGGAAGTAAAGTTGTTTCTTATACGGATGTGAAACCCAATTCAGATACCGATATGATGGCTGCCCTAACACAAAAACCAGTTGCCGTAGCCATTGAAGCAGACCAACGCAGTTTCCAGCTTTATAAGAGTGGCATCTTTACAGGCGTTTGTGGGATGAACTTAGATCACGGCGTGTTGTTGGTTGGATACACGGAGAATGCTTATATTTTGAAGAATAGTTGGGGAACTTCATGGGGAGACAAAGGATATATTTATTTAGGAAAAGGAAACGACCCCGCTACAAATAAACCTTATAACAACGGTGCAGGTCAATGTGGTGTTTTGATGGAAGGATCGTATGTCAACCTTTAGATCCACCTTTTAGAAAGGTTGAACCAAAGCCACGATTTGCGAAAATAAAAAATGTTATAGATGGACGTGAATATACGTTATTTTATTTGTACGATTATGTTGTCTCGTCATATATTATAAATTATTTTATTTGGTAAAATAATTTACATTTGATTAGGCTCTTCGCTGCGCATAGCCTTTTTCTAAAAGGTGGAAAAGGTGGACTAAAAGCTGATACTTTCTAAATCTTTTACATTCCAGTACTCACTGCCTCCATTCGGCAAAGGTCGTCGTATAATAAAAGGAATCCGTTTTTGCTGTAATTCCAATTCTGCAATTAAATAACCATCAATGACATTTTCTGGTACTTTTACAAAAGGTGTTGCACCTGCATTGATTTGTTTTGCACGTTGACCTAAGATACGTGTACGCTCGTATTTTGTTAAATAAGGAACCGTTTTATGTAAATCATCAATGACAATTCCATTTTTATCTCTCACTACTTTGGTAAAAGTCTCAATTTCATCGTAGTTATGAGATACGCACTCCGGGTGAAAATTCATAATGTAATTTTGAGTAATTTCCTTATCAAACTTTTTCAAATAGATTTCTCCATCATCATCGTCATTGTCTGCATCATCATATTCATCACGATTGGTGGTATTTATCACATTTTCAGGTAATGATTTTATTTTTTTTTGTTTTTTTGCATTTTCTTTGGATTGATCTTCATCTTCTTCTAAATCTACGTTCTCTTCATCCACCTCATCGTCGTCTGACACGATAACCTCGTCATCGTCATCCATAGCAATATCATCTACACCGCCGTATTGTTCCACATCTTCTTCTAATTCTGCGTCTGCATCTACCTCTAAATCATCTTCATCTACGTCTTCTTCATTACCCTTTAATAGAGAACCTCCTTTTTTCTTAGGAATATATTCTTCTTCATCCTCTTCTTCTTTTAGAGAATCATTCTCACTTTCGTATAATTCACCCTCATCATCATCATTGAAGTAACTGCTCATCTTGTTGTATATTAATAATAGATACTTTTAAATATGTAATTTCAATTTTTATAATAAATGGTTATTATAAAAAATATAATTTTTTATTTATCTTTATCTAGTCACAATTTTTGATATATAAAACATAATTTGATACTTATTATTGTATGTTTGTTCAATCTGTTTTACAGTTTTCATAGTATGTTCAAAGATAATTTCATCAATCATACAAGATGGTTTGGAGTATAAATCGCCGCACAAATAATCGGCTACATGATTCATTTTGAGTTTATCCCATTTAACATCTATAGAATTAGACTTATTATTGATTTCTATAACATGTGTATTTGTTTTACACAAATGCGATTTTATTTCATTTAACAGTCCAAAATTCAGCGTAATAATATTTCCGTTCTTATCTAGAACCGCAATTTTCATGTTGTATATATACTTGGTAGTATCCAAATAACTCATCTTACGATAATACTAAATAGATACATTATACTTACATTATCATTTTAACTGGATTATATCCGTATATATATTCCATGCCTAAATGCGATATACCATGAATACCAACCGCTAAAGAAAAAACTAACAACAATAGGACCATGTTATAAGCATTTATTTTTTTTATTTGTGAATAGTACAAACATACCAATATAACAGCAACGAATAGTAGTAGACCATTTAGAACATGCGCATAAAAGGAAGGAGTATACATATTCTTATACTATATGTATCTAAAATTATTTAACATCGTCTATTTTCCAAACAGTGTCGCATGTAGAACATAAGTATATGTATTTCATATTAATATCGTCATAACGAATACAGATAATTTCTCGCTCCGTATGCTTTACATTTGTCTCGCATTCTGCATTAGGACATAAAATATCTTTTATTCTAGGCAAAGTAGGATCCATTTTGGTATATTTATTGATATGCGTTATTTTTGTGTCTGTGGTATTGACTGAAGAACTTGTGATTGTTAAGTTATCTACAGTAAGCATTGTGTCTTCATGACCGCAATTTCTGCAGTAATATACGAGCTGATTTGAATTTTCCGCAGAAATTCGTATATAGTACATATTGTCGCATTGACTACAAAAGTGCATCTTTTCGTTTATTATATTATATTATACAAAGTCTTTATTTCTATTTTTATGTTTCAATTTTGTTTATTACAATTTACACCTTTTCTCATTTAAAACGCCCATTTTATATGAGAACTCATAAATAATTCTTCTTGATTTTTTGTGTATTGTTTTTCTTAAATATATATTTTTCTGGTCTTTCGTAAGCACCCTTAATTATGTTTCTGTATTTTTCTTTTGGAGTATTTCTTATGGTATTGGTTATATTTTCTTTCAATTCTGCGTGTGTAGGTCTACACAAATGAAACATGTTATGCCTACGATGAATAAAGGATTAAGGAAATTAATTCATAAGAAATATGATACAATAACTATAAATGAATGCAAGACAAGTAAAACGTGTTGTGATTGTAATAAGGATTTGGAATACTACAAGGATAAAGAAGAAAAGAAAGTGTTTTGTCTGTTAATTTGTTCTAACTGCGTGAGTTGCGAAAACAAAAGAATCGTATTTAGAACAAGACATGCAAACTCTTCCATAAACATAATGAAACTGACACAAACTTGTATAGAACCCCAAGAGCGACCATTATGTTTTTCACAAGTTACACAAATTTTGTCTTTCACATCTTGAAGTAAAAACAAAGAAGATGAAAAAGTAAGACCATTGTAGGTGAAATTCCTACTATTGATTTTACATTTTTTCTTATTTTTTTGCCTAATAAAATGGGCGTTTTAAATGAGAAAAAGTGTAAGAAAAGTTAATATTTATTCTAAAATACTGAATCAGTAATTATATTATTTTGTAAATATAAATACGTATACATATATTAAATGAGTACAGTTTACGCATACATAACTGACTATTTTTCAAACACTTTAAACAGACTTGACACTTCTAATAACACATATGTTGGCAGTCCGATTACTTTACAGCAGGGACCTTTCTGTGTCAGCATTACACCTGATGGGTCAAAAGTATATGTAACCAATGCAAATCAAAATAGTGTGTCCGTTGTATCTACTAGTTCCTTTGTTGTTATAGCAACCATAACTTCTGTTATCAATGCTACTTTGGTAAGTATTACTGCAGATGGCAGCAAGGGATATGTAACTACTTCCAGCAGCACAGTATACATTATTAGTACATCTAGTAATTCAGTTACAGGAACATTTTCTTTACCTGCTCCACCCAACAATCTAGCAATTAGTCCAGTTGGTACAAGAGCGTATTTTACACAGAATAACACCACCCCAGGCAGCTCAGGGAATGTATGGGTGGTTGATACTAGTAGTAATACATTGATATATACAGTTGGTTTAGGCAGAACTATAGGTAACGGTCTAGTAGTTAGCCCAGATGGTACCCGTGTGTATGTAGCTACTGAAAACAACATAAAGATACTCGACACAACTGGTACTCCGTCTGTTATAGATACAATAACAGGGAGATCGGGTAGGTTAATAACTATTAGTCCTGACGGTTCCACGTTATACGTGACTTACCCTACAGAGGTATACAAAATAGCTATTGCAGGATCTATATACACATACACACAACTTATTAATAATCCAAATTCGCCTGTAGGAATATCTATTACACCAGATGGTTCTGCAGTATATGTAACAACTTTTACTCAAAACCTTATATACTATATTAACACAACTAACAATGCAGTAACAAATCTTCCTTTCTCCGGTACAGCTAGGACAACTGGCACATTCGTTGCTTGTTTTGCAAAGGATAGTAAAATATTGTATTTCAATAAAGAAACTGAATCGGAAGAATACATTCATATTCAAGATCTTAGAAGAGGTGATTTAGTAAAAACATTAAACCACGGATTTCTTCCTGTCCATATGATTGGATATCGTGACATTTATAACACTTTATGTAACGATGCAACGCAAGTGCTATACAAATGTTCACCGGATCAATACCCTGAATTGACTGAAGACTTGATTATGACAGGAGGTCATTCTGTTTTAGTAGATAACTTTAAAAACGAAGAAGAAAGGGAAAAAACTTTAGAACAATTTGGAGATATTTTTATGACTGACAATAAGTACCGTTTGCCACTTTGTATTGATGAACGTGCAATACCTTACACCAATGAAGGAATTTATACAGTATATCACTTTTCTTTAGAGAATGATAATGATTCGTTAAATTATGGTATATACGCAAATGGTTTATTGGTGGAAAGTTGTTCTACAGGATACTTACGAGATCATTCAGGGATGATACTTATGTAAAATACTGCTAATAACTAGTAGATGTGTTTTCTGTTGAAATCGCATTTTGTTCCAAAAACTGTTTACAACTTATCCATTTCTCTCTTAATAATTTATAATCAATCAAAACTCTCATATTGTAAAACCCTATTCCAATCATTTGTCCTGATGCAGGATTGTCTTCTTGGATCTTATTTTCAATAAAGGCTAGTATTTTATCATAGTTGGTTAAGAAATGTTGTTTCATTGCAGGATAAAACATATCAGAACAAGAATAAATGCGTGTTTTATCAATTTGATCACAAATAGCAACCGCTATGTTACTAAATTCAATAGACAAATTGTATTTGGATATTTCTGGATGATTCGCAGTTATACCTGGCTCATTAATCAACGGATTTTTGTTTAATACAGTACATAACGTCAAGAGAATACTACTAATTGTTTGGCATGATGACCACTGTTCTCCATGCCAAGTATTTAAAATAGAAATACACACTTTCCCATTCGTATACAAATTGGGATTGAACCTGACGTTTCCGTCATTCGTAAGATAGGTAAGTTTGGGAGGCGAATACGGATAATCATAGGGAAACGCAAATTCAAACAAGTAGTATCCGCCAAAATAAGGTGTATCGGATGGTCCCACAATCATGGCATATCCTTTCAACATATCGCATTCATCATGAGTATAATAAATACCATGATCTTCTAAGGGATTTTTTGCAATGTAGACAATATCTTTGGTTAAACGCGACACTGTTTCTTTTGAAATGAAAACACTACCATTTTTTTGAGTCATATCTAAATAATATGTATAATCAACATGTATTTATGTTAGTTAGCTAGATAAATGTATATATTATTGAAAATATTATTGGAATTATTCAAATAATTTTAAATTAAAAAAATGAAATAGAAAAATGTCTATATATTATATCAACCATAAAAATGAAATCAATATTATCATCATCACATTATAAAGATCTAAATGAATTTCTGATAAAGCATACCTTATCAGAAAAAAATCCTTTGTTGGATTCTAGTTTAGAAAGTACACATACTAGAATTCCAAGTAAAGAACATCAAGTTTATCCTGGTAAATTTCATATCAAACCTGAAGAGTTGTCCGTATTCTTCAAGGTTTATTATGAAGATGTATTTGTAAGAAATAGAAAGGAATACTTGACAGAAAAACAATTAAGCGGAATTGGACCTATTCTCGTTGATTTTGATTTTCGGTACGATTACAGCGTGTGCGACCGTCAACATTCCGTAGAACATATACAGGATATTATTCAACTTTATTTGGACGAACTTAAGCATTTCTTTGTATTTCAAGAAAATGTATCTTTTCCTATTTTCGTAATGGAAAAACCACACGTAAATAGAGACAGCACTAAAAATATTACCAAAGATGGAATTCATATGATTATTGGAATCCAAACGGATCATGTTATGCAACAGATGTTACGTGAGCGAATCATCTCTAAAGTGCAAGATATTTGGGAACTGCCTTTAACAAATAGCTGGGATGCGGTCTTTGATGAAGGAATCAGCAAAGGTAGTACGAACTGGCAGATTTTTGGTAGCCGAAAACCTGGATATGAAGCTTATGAACTAACCTATTACACGGTTGCTACCATTGACTTGTCCGATAATGAATTCATGACTGTTCCGCAAAACGTAAAAGAATTTGATTTATCTACACGATTATTTGAATTATCAGCACAATATCCTAATCATCCAAAATTTGAAATCAATCCAAACATAATGGATGAATACAATAAAAAACAAAGCAAGCTAAGTAGTCCAGGCAAAACTAACCGCAAACCAAAACCAAATCTAGTAGTTGCAGAAGAATCTGATACGGATGATAACAACATTTCTATTTATAATATTACGGACGCAGTAACATTACAACGAGCATTTGATAACATACTTAAACAATTAAAAACAGATGAATATTATGTTAGAGAAATACATGAATATACCCAAATTTTGCCTGCCAAATACTATGAACCAGGTTCTCATTTATTAAATAGACAAGTTGCATTTGCACTAAAACATACTGATGACCGACTCTTCTTATCCTGGGTCATGTTGCGAAGCAAAGCAAGCGATTTTAGTTATGATACAATTCCTGCGCTGTATCGCGAATGGAATAAATATTTCAACGCAAGACCTGATGGAGTAACGAAACGATCTATTATGTATTGGGCTAGACAAGATGCTTATGAAGAATATGAACGTGTAAAAAGATCTACAATTGAGTACTTTATAGAGGAAACGATCTTAACGACAACCGAATTTGATTTTGCAATGGTTTTATTCCATATGTTCAAAGATAGATATGTATGTAGTAGCGTGACTCACAAACGTTGGTATACATTTAAAAATCATCGTTGGGAACTGGACGAAGGAAATACCTTACGATTAGCGATATCTAAAGATATGCATACCATTTATCAAGATAAAATAGATAAGAGTTTGAGAGAAATGCAAAGATATGAAGCAGGAGACGAAAATCAAATAAAAATTCAAAACAAAGTGAAACGATTGTCTGAATTATCTATACGACTAAAAAAGACAAACGATAAAAACAATATTATGCGAGAAGCCATGGAATTGTTCTACGACAAAGAATTTATACGAAATATGGATTCCAATAAATATTTGATGTGTTTTACAAACGGGGTCGTTGATTTTAAGAATAAAGTATTTAGACAAGGATATCCTCAAGATTATATTACCAAAACTACCAAAATTCCTTATTATGAGTTTGATAACATAAGATTCAAAGACCAGTCCGAACAAATTTTGAAATTTATGGAACAACTGTTTCCCATTCCAACATTGAATCGTTACATGTGGGATCATTTGGCGTCATGTTTGATTGGGATAAAAAAAGAACATGCGTTCAATATTTATAGAGGAAGTGGAAGCAATGGAAAGTCTATGTTAACTGATTTAATGAGTAACACCTTGGGCGAATACAAGGGCACAGTTCCGATTACATTGGTTACCAAAGACAGAAATAGTATTGGAGGTACTTCGTCGGAAGTGATGCAGCTAAAAGGTATCCGTTATGCAGTAATGCAAGAACCAAGCAAAGATGCAATCATCAATGAAGGGGTTATGAAGGAATTGACCGGTGGAGACCCGATTCAAGCAAGAGCATTGTATTGTGACAGTGAAACATTTGAACCTCAATTTAGTTTGGTTGTATGTACCAATGCACTGTTTGAAATCAAAAGTAATGACGACGGTACATGGCGCAGAGTGAAATTAGTGGATTTCCTTTCTAAATTTGCGAGTCATGAAGAAGAACATACGGATGACACACCATACGTGTTTCCCAAGGACAAATCATTGAAGGAAAATTTACCGAAATGGGCACCAGTGTTTGCAAGCATGTTGGTAAAACGCGCGTTTGAAACGGAAGGCGAAGTCATTGATTGTCCTGAAGTGATTGAAGCGTCTAGAAAATACAGACAGAATCAGGATCATTTGACTGGATTCATCAATGAAAAAGTCATTCGCATGCCTGGTAAAAGTATTGGTAAACAGAGTCTACATGCTGAGTTTAAGGAATGGTTTCAGGGTACACATGGCAATCGTAAAATGCCAAAGTTGACCGAATTGGATGAAATTATGACAAAGAAATATGGCTTGAGAAACAGTAAAGGCAAATGGGACAATGTATGTATCAAGCAAGAAACAGAACAAGATGAATTGGAGGAAGTAGCCGAATGTTAACAAGTATAAAGACAGACAAGCAAAAACTGTATGTATACAAGGTATTGGATGATTTTTTATAATTTATAATCATCACTTTTATGCTTGATATAAATAATACATAACAATTATATTAAGCATTCCATTTTTCGTAAGTGTTGAAAGAAGTAGAGATGATAACTATTTATAGTAACTATCATCTATGGTAAACATAAAGACAAAAATATATTTAGAGTTTTTATGTTGATATAATACAATGAAAATAATACAACATCTTATCCTATTTACATGTATACTAAGTCCAATAAACTTAGTCTATTCTTTTTTATTTAACCCTCGTACCTTAAGTAATTTTGTTAAGAATTCATTTCAAAACGTTAAAAAAATACGTTTGAAAACGGTCAAGGATATCACTCAAAGAATAAATCCAATTCAACGAGTTAAGCGATTGATTCAAAGAAAGATAGTAGAAAAAAGAATACATAACAAAATCAACGACCATATGCACAATAAAATAACAGATACTACAGTTAATCACAAGATTCATGAAGAATTAGAAAAAATGTTTCAGTTAAGTTGGTATGTTATTGAAGAAACACGTAACATGAAAGAAAATATACTTTATAAAAAAACGATTCATAATAAAAATTATGTTGTATGGAAAAACAAGGGGATATTTCACGCGTTAGACGATGCATGTTGTCATCGTGGTGCGTCTTTATCCAGGGGTATATTAAACAATGAGTACATTTCATGTCCATATCATGGATTAGAATTCAACGGAAAAGGACAACTTATGGATATTCCAGGTGAAACCAAATTAAATTATTCATTTTCTTGTTTTCAACAAAATAGTTATCCAATTACAGAAAAAAATGGATGGATATATTTGAATACAATTGGCAGTCATATATACAAATCGGATCAAATAAATCTGTTTCAACCTCCTGAATCACAAAACAACGAATTCGGATGCATTTATTACAATGCCGAAATCAATGCTTACTCTCGTATTGTGAGTGAAAATTTGTTAGATATTATGCATATTTCATACGTACATTCATTCGGGAATACAGAGAAACCTTTACCCATCAATGATCCGAATCCACTGTTACTAAATCCAACTATGAGACACTATCAAGTGGTTTATTTATATGTTCCAGGAAAAGATTCTATTGTAACTAAGTTATTTTCCGAGAACCGTATCATTATTGAAAACGAATTTATCTTACCCCATACTGTAATATCTAGAGTAAAATTTAATAAGTATACCAAAACTATAATGACATTTGCATTACCAATAGATGGAAATAAAACCCGTTTGTTTGTAAAACTATACAGGAACTTTGGGTTCAATGATCCGGATAACCCGTTTTACTATGTATTTAATAAGATTGTGGATGCCATTATTTTAAGAATTTTGAAAAATACATTGCAAGAAGATAAAAACATAATAGAACATATTAAATACCAAGACATGAAAGGTAAATTTAATATGAAATATGACAAGTTTCCTCATATTTACAGAACGTTATATGAATCCAATCTCCATAAAAATTATACGAAACTGTAATCATATAATATGCATCCCCGATAAATCTCTCAAATATCGTTTGGAACTTGTTTCCACTAACAACCCATTGGCATATACCCCGTAATTCATGTAGTCATTATCGTTCTCTAACGAAAAGTGATAGACGGTAAATATACCCTCTTTTTTATAAGGTCTTGCTCTTTTATCAACACAAGCGGGTAAACGGTATTTCTGGTCTGTTACATAAATATCACCTAGCACTTTTTCTGTTTTTGCTCGTTCTCCTTCTTTGAATCTATCTACCAAAATAGAGTGATGCCCTGTAATGATCAAATCCTCTAATAGTTCAGGGTATTGTTCTCTAGAACATTTGTACAACATACGTTCATTATGATTGTCGGATGCAGCGTTATACATATCTTGGTGTCCAATCATGTGAATGGCAACAACCCCATGCTTCAATGTTTTCACCAAATCACCTTTCCTTAGACTTTCAATGACTTTGTATTCTTCTTTTCCGGTTTCTTTGCTGAGACACAGGATTTTGGTTCCTTTTGCAAAACATGGAGCTATAGGGTCCACATTTAAAAAGTTGGCACAATCGTAGACATATATATATTATACATAATAATATTTTACACCTTTGGACATTTAAAACGCCAATTTTTGTTTTATATTTTTTAATTTATCAAAATCAGTATGTCCAGCAAAATGTATAAAATAATTATCATTAAAATATTTATTTAAAGTAATATTTTCAATATTATCTAATTTAGTTAAACTCCATACAGCATTAAATCTATTATCTATAACTTTATATAAATTGTTCTTTTGAAGTTCATAACCTATACAGGATTGTTCAAAATGAAATCCTCTATAATGATTTTTTGATTGATTTACATATTTATTATATATTTTTTGTAAAAAATCAGCGTGTATTTTTGGTTGCAACACTAAAACACCAGAATTAAAAACCATATCAGTTTGAATATCCAAATCGCATAATTTATAATAATCAACAGCACTTACTTCCCAACCCATTTTTTTTTGGATTTTTAATCTTCTTTCTTTAGATGGTTGAGAATATTCATCAATTATTCCAATTAACCCTTCATAATCAATATAATTATGAATTGGAGGTGAATTAATATTAATTAAAATATCCGCATCTATAAATATAATAAAGTCATAGTTATTTGACCATTCTTGATTACATACTAATATTTTATTAAATGAAATACTATCTTTATCTTGAATTGTTTTATCTAAAAATTCTGTAATAACTTTGAAATCATAACCATTTTTTAAAGCATACTTTTTTTGACTTTCATAAAACAAATTATTATATTCTCTTAAATATTTTTCTCCAATAGCGATTGTTACTAAAAGACAATTCATAATAAAATAATAAAATAATAATTTATAATTATTTATAATTATAAACGAAAAGAAAAAATCGGCGTTTTAAATGTCCAAAGGTATATAAAACTACAAAAAGGTTATTTTACTTATTGTATACGTTTTTTGGTAATATACTTATTATTGTATGTAAAACTCCTCCAATAGTTGTCGCGATCTTGTCTATAACCAAAGGGTAAATGATCAATAAGAAGGTAATTCCTACTTTTTGAGATGTGGTCATTGCGTTCGGGGAAAAGATGGCACCTAAAATAAACGCCAAGGTTAACAGGTAATAAATAATCAGAAAAACTGTATACCAATTTTTTAATCCATCCAACTCTTGGGTTTCATAGTAGGATTTTCTATCCTTTGTTAGAACATCTCCATAAGATCGTTTAATTACTTTTTCCATCTCGCTATTTTTTTGATTGTAACTATTGTATAACTCTACTGTATTTTTAGAGTTAATAATTTGACTATTTAAGTACATGTTCATGACATTGGCACGGTGAACTTCTTCGTTGAATTTCTCGGTTATGATTTTACTAATTTCATTGGCTTTCTTTTGTAGATCTTGTTCTAACATTGTGTTATAGGCACCCGAACCTTCTTTAAATTCATAATAAGCTTTACGTGTTTGTTCCAACTGGATAGGTGCCGTTTGCATATTTGTCTGTGCATTCAAATATTGTTGTTCTAATTCTTGTGTCTTTTTTAATTTCTGACAAATAGGACCACACATGATTGCCTGTGCGGATTTTTCTAACAGAGAATTAAGTTGATCCGTTGTTTTTTGCTGTTGCTGTAATAAAGCTAAACTATTTATTTGAGATTGCGATTCCATATTATAAAAGAGCTAGATTTTAATACGGGGCATAATTGGAAAAGGAATCAAAATTAGTAAGCTCGTTCATTAAATCATTCATACTTGTACTGGTTGTCTCATTATTACTAGGAGTACTAGTATTACTACTAGTATTAGTGCCAGATGTCTCAGAAGGACTTATGTTAGGGACACACATATTTTGTTTTACATCATAACTAGAGTATTCGTTGCAGCATTCAGCACCAATGCACACTCTAGTTGGTATATCCCACGGGTCTTTAGCAGGGCTGGAGACATTATCTGCAGGAGCATCTTTGGTATTAAAATTCCAATCATACTCATCAAAATTCATATTATCGCGATTCATCAGATCTATCATTTTTTTTCCGATAACAATAATGCCAATCATAATTACAATTGCTGTTAAAATAGCTGCAATACTGCCTGGAAGAATACCTATTTTCGCTAAAATGCCAAAAAATAAAACAGGTATACAGATAATCACAATTGTTTTCATAATACTTGTATGAGCATCATACTGTTTACCATAATACGTATTTATTTCTACCAATCGCAACTTATTATACTTATCCTCTTCTAAAGCCTGCAAACGACGTTTGGATTCATTTAGTTCATTTTCTACAATATCAACCGCCATTTTTTGTTCTGCCAATGTAACCCGTGATCCAGCAACATTATTTTGAAAAAAAGAATAAATATCTTTCAAAGTTGCATACAAGTTGATTCGCATTTGTGAAATTTCATTTATTTTCTTAACTAATTGATCTTTTTCTTCAGGTGTCATAGTATTACTTGTTGCGTTTTTTTCTAAAGTATCATACATTTCTAGTTCCACTTTTTGTAATGTTTTAATATCATTCAGTGTTTGTTCATTTCTTTCTTGCATAGCAGAAATATCATCGCTTGTATAATTATTACTAGTATCTGTCATTATATACAATATAGAAAAGATAATTATATATAATGCTTACATATTTTACAATTTACATACTGGATTATTTATTCAAAGCGTTTATCGTAACAATCACGGTGCCTATTGCAATAATAGTCCACAATACATATTGATAATTGTTTTGCAAAACAACTAAATCGGTATCGCTAATCATCGTATTTAAGTCTTGCATATTCAACATAGACTCCCGCGTATTTCCTAATTCAGAATTTATTTGTTTGTTAACACGAGAATACCTGTTGATATTTTGTTTTAACTGTTTTTCTCCAGATGCCATTTTGGAATGCAATACTGCATTATCTGCATACAACGAGTTTAGATTATTTGTCATTTGACCAACGACTTGAGACATATTGTTATCTACGTTAGTCAAATCTGTTTTTGTTTTTTCAGGTATCAACTGTATACTACAACTAGTATCAGAGGTCATGTTATCCCCCTTCACATAATTCGCATACTGTAGAGTGTCAATGTTTGTTAGATCAGTAGGGCATGAACTGTCATTGATAAGGGAAGGTCGTCTAACGCCTAGTGTTGTAACGCTATTGACTTGTCTAGATCCTTTTGGAAACGCATCACTATTTTTAGGGAAACAAATATTAGCACCGGTTTCCCAGACAAATGCGGCACAGTCTGGTATACGATCACAGGTTGTTTGGCATTCTTCCACACTATCTAGATTGACAGCTCCTAAATCATTGCCAACACTATCCATTCCTGGATAAATATCGTATTCATTAGACATTCCTAGCATGGAACCTGGATACTCTTTCAATACAGCATCCCTGTCTACATATCCCACCTTACCTAGCAAGGTTGGATTACCTACTTCTTCTAATTCATAAATTGCATTCACGTATTGACTGCCTGCATTGCCGTATGATTGTGCACTACATCCACTGGTAATTGTAGAAGTATAGAGAACTAAGTTTCCATCTGTTTGCATAACTAACATTAATGATCCGTCGTTAGAACCGATCCATTGTCCAGGCATCAAAGAACCAAGAAAACTTATAGAATTTGTCCCTGTTTGTCCTTTACTGGCTACCCAGTTTGGATTTGGAAGTTGTTGTTGCCCATTTGTTCCACTTGTCCAAACGGCATCTCCCTCTACATTGGAAGGAGTACCTTTATAAATAGCCATGTTTCCATCATCTTGTAACATCAAAAAATATTGACAAGGAAAACTTCCATTAGTATTGCTATCACAATTACTATCCCAAGTTGGACCAGCTGTAAAAATAGAAGTTCCATTTTGAAACAAATTGATTTGTCCAGCTCCTAATTGCATGAGGACTCCTGTGCCACTCGTTCCAGATGACCATAATACTTTAGTGATGGTAGTGGAAGACACTCCATACTTTACTGCATTTGTCAAGTCATTACTCACTAAACACGCAGCTATACCATTGGATTGAACATCTTGCATTGCATAATACTTGTATCCATGATCTTGCGCATATAACTTGCAATTGTCAAAGGTTGTATAGCCAATTTCATTCGGATTCCAAAACATCGCGCGATTGGCTTCATCTGTATCCCCTTCTGCTAGGTCGCGGTAGCATCCGATATAATTGGCCGAAGAGTCTGTTATCACTTGATTAACATAGACATTAGATCCTTCATTGCCACACGACTGACCACTAATCATTGGCGTACCAGTCATTAAAGTAGGACTAGTACCAAGGACAAATCCTGGTATATTGTATTTGTTAGATCCAGAAACACTGCCAGTTATATTCATAGGGTTACTTGTCCAGTCATCGGGCATTACCGGACATCCGTTTTTACCAGCCGTATTGGCGATAATGTCGGGGGCATACCACTTGAAATCACCTAACTCTGTTACATAACCCATAGCATTTGCTTCATCCAGTCGTACATTTTGACCTTTGTATGGATTTTGTGGACCATATCTTGCTAAAGCTTGACCAACAGATGTTTCTGCGGATGATTCTAACGTTTGTTGTCTCTCAGTCAACACATTAAATTGACGTCCTAAATGTTGCATCTTCATTTTGTCCTGTAGATTTTGTTTATGTACGTTTTGTAAATTTTGAGCGGTTGTTTCCAAAATATTCGTAAATCCTTCCACAAGTCCTTTCACTTGAGATACCTTTTTAAAAAATCCTTCTTTTTTCTCAGTGGAACTTTTTATTCTAGTTTGGTATTGATTGAATTTTACTCCTTGTTGTAATGATATATTTGTATCCATATAGTACTTAATATACATGAATACAAAAAATAAATGTTTGTTTACTATTTATAGTTAACTGCAATATAAAGAATGACTACCATAGAAATAGCTACTACAAGTGTGCCTGATAGTTCACTCATGGGTACCATAATTTTCAGTGTAATTACTAACAAAATAATTGCAAGTATTACCCAAATTCGTAAACTCATATTTTTTTGGGTTACGTATAGCGTATTATTTTTTAAGGTGTCTTCCAAGGTTTCATATTCTTTTAATACACTTTCTAGGTGTGTTTGTTCATTCACTAAATCTGAATAAGATTGTATTAATTCATTCTGTTTTTCATTTTTTGTATTGGTTTCTTCTTTTGCAAGAGGATAGAGCATACTTAATTTGTTACTAATACGTTTATTGAGATCCATTAGTCTCTGATTTAAATTTTTTAACAAAATTAAATTTTCTTTTATTTTAGGTATGAGTGCATAGTCGCTATCAGTTCCCACAGTTAGACCAGAGTCACCTCCTCTTGTCCAACAATAACGTTTGGAAGGATTAAACGTGGCTCCAGTACATTTAGTATCAGACAAACACATGGACTCACATTCTTTTTGTGTTCCAGCACTACCTTCTTTGATTCCATAAGTACCCCAATAAGTTCTGCCTTGAAAAGCTGAGAAACTATCAGAATTATTCGGTTCTTGTTGTTGGCTATTCAGGTTTGAAATATAATTTGCGTAGGCAGTTTCATATTGTTTTAAAATGAGCATATATTCTTTTTCCAGGGTTTCTATTTGTATATTGATGGATTCTAGTTTATCATCATTATTGTTATTCATATGAGTGTATTATATAATAAGTAAATAAATTACAAAAATAGAAAACTTTCCAATTATTTCGCTAAAGAACCACTTTTATAAATGAGTAAGCAAGTAATTCCTATAATTGTACTCCATTTTATGTAGAAAGAAGGATCACACGGGTATGGATGTGAAAATTGGTCGTCATGACCTCCTTTTTCTTTTTCTTTTTGTTTTTCTCTTTCTCTTTCTTTTTCTAACTTTATTTGTTTACGTATTTCTTTCAGAACAACTTCATCGGCGGCTGTATTTACTTTATATTCCTGCAAAGAACGTTTGATACTATTGTCAATGTAACTTCTAATCTCAGTTGAACATTTTTGTGTGTTAGTTGACACTGACGTCAGCATATATTAATGTACTATATTTTATTAGATTTTATTTATTTGTTAAGTTCAACGCAGTTACGGATGTTTGAACATTTTTATTAGCAATCCAACGATTCCAATCACACCCACACATATCTCCACATTTTGATAATACTGTTTTGTATAAATCTGCGTTGTATCTTCTAACATAATGGATGCACCATTTCCTGTATTGCTGAGTTTAGATACCAATTTGCCCAACTCTCCATCTAATTCTTTTTCACTTGATAATTTTGCATTCATTCGGGTCATTAATTGACTTAACTGCTCAATAGATTTTTCTATGTTATTGGTAGTAGTAAAGATGTCTCTATTTAAATTTTGAAGTTGTGTCTTATTATTCAAATAAAACCGCTGATATTCATTGACTTCTGGGTTTTTATTAAAAAATACATAATACTTTTTGAAATCGTCTAATACAGCAAAAAATTGTTGTGAAATTGCATTGATTTTTTCTGAATAACGTTCTGATTGAGGAGTTAGATTTGAGTTGCCATTCATATTTGTAGTTAACATCTATTGCTTTATATATAGAATATAGAATATAGAATATAGAATATAGAATATAGAATATAGAATATAGAATATAATTTTTGTCTCAATTTTTCCTAAAGGTTGATTAGACACACAACCGGTAATAAGGTGCGCTAATCGCCGTTTTACTTGGTCGCAAAATCTCACAAACTTCTCCAGGTCGCAGTCCAATCGCTTGAGCTACTGGATCAAACCGGGAAATTTCTGGAAATTGTGACTCTTCCATAATATTGTATCTTTCTTTAACTTTATTTTTTTCAGCGGTGGTTAAAACTCTATGTGGAGGAACAAGCTCATGCTTTAAAATATTAAACTGAAGTCGTTTCAAAGGCTGTACGACAATGAAAATACCGTCTTGTTCCCATAACTGCTTCAATAATTTCACAAGCGTTTCATTGGGTTCATCATTCACTACAATGTACAAAATATCTTCTTTGCTCAACACTTCTTCTACATAAAACAAATCATCAACAATTTCGTGTATGTTCTGGGGTCGTAATGCTTTTGCTAAATAATACCGAATGTATATTTTAGATTTTCGCTTAGTAACTTCGTTCTCATCTGTTTTTTCTAGCATCATATCTAACTGTTTATTTGTAAACATAGAATTAACTTCATTTACGCTAAAATCTGAACTGTCCATAACATTGTATCCTTGGCTTTTTAACAAATCTAGTAATATATTTCTAGATTTATAAATGGCTGAAATTAAACTACTTGAACTGTTAGAAGTTGACATGGTTGCTTTGTATATTATTATAAATACGTTTATTTTATTTTGTTTTATTTCAATTTTATATTTTATATTTACACCTTTTTACAATATATTTTGTTTCTTATTGGTGCTGTATATTTTTTGATATGTTCTTTGGTTTCAACTAATTCATTTTTGGGTTTTTCTAATTCTTCTTTTAACAAAATATTTCCTTAATAAGTTCTTCGTTATTCATTAAGGTAATGTAATAAGTTATTTTTTATATAATTTTCACTATATAAAAATCGGCGTTTGAAATGTAAAAAGGTGTAACTGTGTAAACAATACATAATATTTCATCAAAAAAACCTAGGGATGTAGCAATAATAGAGAATCATTTTATGAAAAAAAGTAGGTATGTTTTTATTGATATGTATAAGCTTGCCAGTTGTTTCTTTCACCAGTAATCTAGGCTCATCTGAAATTCTTTCATAAATAAATTCGTTTTGACTATTTGTATAGCAATTATACACATGATAATTATGATCATATGATTCTAGACGCGGATAGTTAGACATATATTATATATAAATAAACTAAATATTACTTTATAACATTTTATTATTATATATGCAATTGTTTCAAATAATAACAATTATTACATTTACCTATTATGTATCCAATTATTTTGTTAACTCTGCAAAAATATATTTATCAAATTCTCAATGGAAAATGATTCATCATTTGTTAGAACATAAACAACTAACGCTACCAATGAAACATAAGCTAAATACTGTTTTGTTCCATTGTTACGATGATTGGGCTTGCTATAAAGCCAAAGAATTCAAGAAAATCCACAATTATAAATGTAACCATATTCCTGTAGATGAGTTACAAATGTACGCTAGGGTTGGACTGATACATGCAATTCGTAATTATAAGGGAAAAAGTGTCTTCTCTCATTATGCCAACATATATATTCAAGGAGAGTTATATAAAGGAATGACCGAGTTACATCCGTTAACTTGTATTTCACCAAGGGATAGGAAAAATAAAACCTTACCATCTATAAAAAAGAAACATGTGCTTACTACTTATTTTCTTGGAAATAACGAGTGGATGATAGATAAAATACAATCTTATAAAAATAATCTAGATAATGAAATATTAAACAAATGCATTATAAAAGAGGAATTTTGGAAGACAATAGACAAACAGTCAAATATAAAAACCAAACGAATGATTCACTATAAATTTGATTATGAATGGAACCAACTACGAACGAACAAACAAGTGGCTGAATTGATGGGTTGTTCTCAAGAACATGTTAGAAAAACAATCAAAAATCTTTGTTTATAAGTAAAATAATAATTCTTATAACATTCTTTCAGTTTCCTAGAGATTTTTATATGAGATAATATTATCTTTCATACTGTAAAAGAAAATATAAATATTTCATAAAATTACAAAAATTTATGAAATAAATCAAATGTCTTCCTATACTTTTGAGAAAAGTGGAGAAAAAGCTGTCTATCCCTTTTAGTTATTCTATGAAAGACATCCCCGATAAATCTCTCAAATATCGTTTGGAACTTGTTTCTACTAATAAACCGTTCGCATACACACCGTAATTCATGTAGTCATTATCATTCTCTAACGAAAAGTGATATACGGTAAACATACCCTCTTTTT